CAAAGTAGTAACAAAAGATAAAGAGGAGTTGCAAACCTTAAAAAGTCAAATTAAAGAACTAAAAGAAAATTCAAAAAATGCTGAAGAACTTCAAGTTAAGTATGATGAATTAAGTAAAAAAATTGAAGAAGAAACAGCAAAGAAAAAAGCCGAAGAAGAAGATGGAATAATTACTAATAACATCAACCAAGTATTTGGCGATAAAAAGTTCGTAAATGATTTTACTAAAAATGCAATTATGAACGAAATTAAAACAGCACTAAAAGATAGTGCAAATATAGGTAAATCTGCAAAAGATTTATTTGAAGAAATAACTAAAGGTAAAGATGGTATTTTTGCAAACCCTAATAAGATGGAAGATATGCCTGGAGTGGATGATAATGTTGAAAATGCTGTCTCAAAAGCAGATTTTGACAAAATGGGCTATAAAGATAGGGTTGCTTTAAAACAATCAAATCCTGAGTTATTCAATAAGTATAATAAAATATAAAGGAAGGATGATTTTTTATGGATAACACTACTTATTTAGAAAATTTAGTAGACCCAGAAGTTATGGCACCAATGATAAGTGCTAAACTTGAAAAAGCAATAGTGGCAACACCATTTGCAAAAATTGATACAACTTTAGAAGGACAACCAGGAAGTACTATAACAGTACCAAAATATGAATATATTGGAGACGCAGAAGAAGTAGCAGAAGGAGTAGAACAAGGAGATGCTCCACTAACTACAACAACTGCTCAATACACAGTTAAGAAAATCGTAAAAGATGTAACACTAACTGATGAAGCAATTTTAAGTGGTTATGGAAACCCTGTAGGAGAAGCAAATAACCAATTAGCAAAATCAATTGCTAGTAAAGTAGATAATGATGTAATTGAAGCATTAAAAGGTGCTCAAGTAGTAAAAGAATTTGAAACAGATATTTCTTATGACAATGTAGTAGATGCAATTGACCTATTCAATGAAGAAGAAAATGTTGACAAGGTAATGTTTGTACACCCACATCAAGTTTCTACTTTAAGAAAAGATGAAGACTTTATTTCAAATGATAAATATAACAACAATGTTATAATGCGTGGTGAAATAGGTATGATAGCAAATACAAGAATTGTACCTACTAGAAAAGCAGTAGATGAAAATGGAGAATATTACCTTAACCCAATCGTTGAATTAAAAGCAGAAAGCCAAACAGGAGACGATGAACTAGCCGCAGTAACAATTTACCTTAAAAGAGGAGTACGTGTTGAAACTGACAGAATAGTTAAAGGAAAGAAAACTCTAATTTCTGCTGATGAACATTTTGTAGCCGCTCTTACAGATGAAAGTAAGGTTGTAGTTGCAAAATTCCCAATAACTGATACACCAAGTTTATAATAAAATAGGAGGCGTTTATGGAATTTAGTGGACAATACCTAACTTATAAAGAATACAAAGGTTTAGGTGGAACTTTAGACCTAACGCCTTTTAATCTATTAGAATATGAAGCAAGAAGAAAGATAGATATAAGAACTTTCAATAGGCTTAAAGAATTAACTGATATACCACAAGAAGTAAAACTTTGTGAATATAAAATGATAGACAGTCTAGAAGATTTTGCAAAAGCAACTTCCCAATTCTCCACTGGTGGAAATGTTGCAAGCGAAAATACAGATGGTTATAGTGTGAGTTATATAACAGCAGATAAAATAAGTGAAATTGTAAAATCTAAAAATGATGAATTAGAAGATGTTATAAGAAGTTATTTACTAACTGTAGTTGTAAACGGCGAACACATAATGTATGTAGGAGTAGACTAATGATATGCAATAGCAGTTTAACTGTTTATCATAAAATCTTTGATGAAACATCAAGACTAGAAAGATGGGTAAGATTTAATTATAACAATGTTTGGTTTTTTGGTGGTAAAGGTGCTGGAATTAACAAAGGTTATAATGATGCAAATGATTTTGATTGTAGAATACCCTATGACCAAAATGATGTAGATATAACAAACTTCTCAATAGGTGATATTGTAGTTCAAGGCACACTTACAACAGATATACAAACCCAACAAGACTTACCTAACAATATTGTTTATAACATAAAAAGCATAAATAATAATAATTTTGGTAATAATCAACATATACATATTGGAGGCAAATAATATGCCTGTTAAAATGCAACCTACAAGTGTAATTAAAGCAAGATTAGGAATACAACCTAAAGGACCTGTGCAAAAGTATTTTACTAAAAGATGTGCAGATTATATGGACAAATATGTTCCGTATAGAGAAGGTGGTCTTGCTTATAATAACAGAGATATTGAAGCAGACAAAGTCGTATACCAATCGCCTTATGCTCATTATTTATATAAAGGTGATGTTATGGGACCAAATATTCCAATAAAAGAAAATGGAATTATTGTAAAATGGTTTTCTAGAGCGCCAAAGCAATATACTGGGCAAAAAATAAAATATAATGCTTCTGCTGGACACGAATTTGCAGGACGATATTGGGACAAACGCATGGTAAGTGCTGAAATAGACGATTTAGTTAAAGAAGTACAAGATTATGTTGGAGGCAAAAAATGAATATTGAAGATTTAAGAATATCAAAATTAAGAGCATACTTATTTAATATAGTTGAGCAACTTAACTCAAATATAAAACAAATAAATGCAAATATGTTAAGTGATGACATAAACAATTACAGTCTCGATAAAATACCTACCAATACTGAAGTGGAGAGTTGGATAATAGGTGTTATTAAAAGAAAAGATATATTTTCTTTTAGAAGTAGAATGGCTTATTCTCAAGATACAATAAATAATTTAAGGAATATTGGTTTTTTTGAAAAGTTTGAACTTGCAATAAAATCTAATAATGATAAAGGTGTTCTACCTGAAATCGAAAACATTGAAAGTATAGAATGCTTAAATTGTGGAACTATGGTTATGAATAATGATGGTAACACGGCAGAGTTTGATATACAAATACAAGTGACATATAGAGAAGAATAGTTCTCTTAAATATATATAAGGAGGAATAATAATGGCAGATTATGTACCAAGTGGAATTGTAAAGATTAACAGAAGTCAATTCTTAACTTACATAAATACAACACCATCTGCACAATCTCCAAAATGGGATGTACTAGGTGTTGGTATAACTGAATATGGTATTGCTTTCAATCCACAAGTAGATACTGAAAAATGGATAATAGAAGACAATGCTAGAAACGACCATTCATCTAATCAAAAACAAGGTAGTGTAACACAAAGATGCTATCAAGGAGACCCTGTGTTTGAATTTGTTAGTGAAGGTAGAGATAAACTTAACTACAAAACTCAAGTTCTTGATATAGATAGATGGAACGGAACTGGAACAACATATCCAGCAAAAATGAATGATGTTATTATAACAGTTACAAACTATATGGGTGAAAATGCAGAAATCGAATATGATATATATTACGATGGAGATGCAACTGAAGGAACAGTAACATTTAGTGGTTCAACTCCTACATTTACACCTGATACAAGTTTATAATATAACCTATTAAAAGGTGGGTGAATATTCACCTACCTTATTTTTATAATTAGAAAGGAGAGTATAAAATGACAGATAATTTTATACAGTTAAAGAAAAGTGATGTTCTAACACTTGGAATTAAAACAGAAGATGGAAAAGATACAGGAGAAGTACTTACATTTGATTTAGAAGATATAGAACTTCCATTAAGGTATCAAGAGTTAATAGAAAAAGATAAAAAGAACAAAGAAAGATTAAGAAACGATATGCTTATAATAGATAAAAGACAAGATGTTAAAGGCAAAAAACTATTAAGCAAAAATGAAGAAGATAAAATAAAAGCAATAAGCGAGTTCTTTAAAAAAGAAGCAGAAGTTTATAATATGTTTTTAGGAGAAAATGGAGTGCAAAAACTATTAAATGGTAGAAAACTAGGGTGGACTACTTTAGATGAAATAGAAGAAATAATAGTAAAACAAATTGCACCTCATATTGACGTCAATATGAATACAATAACAGAAAAAGTAAAAGAAAAATACGGAAAAGCAATTAAAAAAGACCAAATTGAAGTGGTAGAATGATAAAAAAGATACAAATAGAAGATACTATTTATGAAGCAAATACTGATTTTAGAATTGGTATAGAGTGTAATAGAATAGCAGAAGATGAAACAATAGGCGACTTTGAAAGGGCTTTAGGTATCATTTGCACGATATTTGGTGAGAAAGGGTTGGATAACCCAAACCATTATGAAAAGTTGCTTAAATGGGCTAAAAAGTGGCTTTCTTGTGGCCAAGAAGTTATAGATACGAAAGAAAAACCTGATATGGACTTTATAGAAGATTACGATTACATAGTTGCATCATTCCAAAGCGATTTTGGAATAAATCTTGATAAAGAGGAAATGGATTGGCATAGATTTTATACACTTATGAATGGCTTGTCTAATAGTGAATTAGGAAGTTGCTGTGTATTAAATAGAGTAAGAAACTTAAGAAACTTTGATGTATCTACAATAAAAGATAATAAAGAAAGACAAAAATTAGCAAAAGCAAAAGAAATGGTTGCTTTAAAAAAATATAAAAAAGGAACGCATTTAACAAAAGAACAAGAAGAAAGTATGGAAAGATTAAATAAAATACTTGGTATTTAGAAAGGAGAGTGTTTTATGGATGGATGGGTTACTATTGGCACAGACTTAAATACAGATAAGTTTGATGCAAAAGTTCAAAAGTTAGAAAATAAAGCAAAAAAATTAGAACAAGAAATAGAAAATTCAATGAGCCAAAAACAAATATATGGCGACCAATTTGATATGGCAATTAAAAATGCTGAAAAATATGAAAAAGAACTTGCAAAAGCACAAGACGAATTGGTTCAACTACAAGGACGATTAGAAGTTATAAGTGCTTCTCCAATAAAAAATACAGATGTAATACAAGCGGCGATTAGAACAAAAGAAGAAATAAGTTCCACAGAAGCAAAAATACAAGATTTGTTACAACTTTTAGATAAAGAAGGAATAAAGCAAGAACAAATTGGACAAAAATATCGTGAACAAGAAGCAAAAATACAAGCAAAACAAGCGAGTTTAAAAGAAGTAAATGCAGAACTTGATAATATGAAAGAA